CTTGGTCAAACCCAATAGTGTTGTCTGTGTTAAAAACAATTGAACCTCTACGGCTTGCAGCACCATCGTAACAATGGAACAAGCCTTGTAATGTACCTAAGTTCCCACGCTTAACCCAGCCACTCCAAGTCCAAGTCTTGCGGTTGCCAGCAGCAGCCGGTGTCCAGCTTAGATACTGGCTTTCGTCATCGTTGAACTTGAGGGATTGCTGGGTGACTCCGCCCTGCCCTGATGATCCCGCTAAGACCTGATTATTAAACATTAGCTGTAATCCGCAGTAAGCACACAATGGATTGAGGTTGCCGTGCGGACGATATAGTCAATGCGGTCCACGGCATTCGCAGTGGTTGATACAGTTGGCGCTGTGCCACCAGCAAAGTCATAATAGGTGCCAAAGGACAAGGTGCGCGATCCTGTGCCATCCTGCACCAAGAAGATAGAGCCGGTCTGCCCCACTACAATGTTGGTCGGGTTGTCCAATGTGCGGTTGCCACCAAGCGTGACAGTGAAGTTCTGGTTCGCGCCAAAGTCCACAGAGATGTTGGCTGCGTCAGTAAGCGTGGCAATCTCGACTGCATAACGCCCCTCAAGCTGGTCTGTGCTTGTGGTTTCCCCCAGCCCGGTAACGGCGCTGCCGCTTACAATTGATTTTACGAGTCTTGCCATTTCAACCTCTAGTTCGTTAGCGCAACATTACTTGCTGTCGAGTCATAGCGCGTAAACGGAACCTTCTTATCCGCGCTCAACGGTACATTCGTAATGCTGCTATCATACCGTAAAAACGGCACCCGCGCCGTGGTAAAGTAATCACTCAAATTAGCTACACTAAACACATCATACACCATCACTTCCACTACGTCACTGGCTACGAGCGCAACTAAGCCGCCAATGGTATTGGTGGTGGTAGTGTTATAGTCGGTCCCCGCTACAAGTGTCACGCCGTTTAATGCGACATCTACATACTCTCCGTCAGCGAATACCAGCACCTTACTGTTATCATCCGCGCCAGACAAGCTTGTTTCTCCGCCCGTGGCAGTGTAGATAAAGCGCTCACGAACAGCTTGAGTCGGGGTTTTGCCTATATAACTCATGCTAGGTCTCCGTGAACTGTTCCTATCTGAATTGTCGCATCTGCTTCACTACCGCCATCATTTCTACTGTCCAGAGCATAGCTGCCAGTTGTTAGACTTTTAACTGAATGAAATCCACGATAACCTTCCTCACCTTTTGTGTTTTGGACAGCGTAATCTGCATTACTTAATGATGTGGTAAAGTTAACTGTGGATAATCCTGTACCATTGTCAGTCAAAGATGCAGCATTAAAACTTTCTCGTATTGCCTGTGTGCCTGTTTGATTAAAATTCACCCAATGCCTTGCCGTACCCTCTGCAACATACTCCATACCCACGCTGTTGTTCCCAGCGGCATCCTTCAGGGTGTTTACTCTAAGTTCGCTTGCCATTATGCTAGGTCTCCTGCAATCATATATCCAGCAAAACTAGCGTCTGTGTCTCCATTAGCCTCACTTCTCATAAAAGTTCGCCACTGGCTAGTTGTTTGTGCGCCGTTGTAAACGTTAGCATCTCCGCTGTTAGATGCGCCAGTTATAGAATAGTTTGCATTACTAAAGTTGTTAGTGAAGGCAGAAGTCATTTGACCCGTTGCCGTATCTGTTGCGCTTGAGGCGTTAAAGCTGTCGTCATATGACATAGTAGAAAGGTTTGCTTGCATCCAAAACTTAACTAACCCCTGCTGAAGTGACTGCGTAGCCGCACCACCCTCGCTGGTAACAGTGATGTCACCGGCTGATGTGATACCTTGCAGTTCGTCTACCTTTAGGATACTAGCCATTATGCGAGGTCCCCGTGTGATGTTGAACAAGTATAGTTGTAATCTTGACTGCCAGACCCCCCTGACCCCGAATATACAGAAACCATTTCTGCGCTACTTGTTAATAAGTCTGCTTTATTGATAGGTTGGTTTACATACGCATATGAAGTGTTATCCCCAGCGAACGCTAAAACACCGCCTGATGTATATCCCGCTGTTGCCGCAAAACTATTAACAAAATTATAACGATGATTGCCGTTTGCAATATCTGTTATACTTGTTGTGTTAATACTGTCCAAAATACTTAAAGTAGTGCCATCATAAGCAATATAATGCTTCGCCGCACTCTGCTTGGTCAACTCAACAGGTGACGTACCGTCCTTTGCCGCAATAGTATCTACATTCAATACGCTGGTCATACGATACTCCAGTACCCATTAACGGTGACGGTTGCGTTCTGGGTAATCGGCCCTGCACTCATGCCATTTTGATCGGCATCAATGGTAAAGTCAGTCGAGATCGTCTGACCATTCCGGCGAACCACATTGGTGTCGGTGGTCTCTTGCGAGTTGTCTATCTGGTCTGGTCCGACTTTACTTAGGGCCATCTAACCCTCCTTAGTATGGGCTATCGCCAAGTGTGTCTTCATCCCAAGCTGCTTTCAAACCTGCAATGTCAGTAGCCGCATCAATTGCTGCCGCTGCTGGTGCATTACGAAGTGTTTCCTTCATCAACACTGAAGCCAACTTTGCATCTGCATTGTCAGATTCAAGTGCCTTCATATAGGTAACATCTTCTGCCTCAAGCAGTGGCTTGCGAACCTCACGGATTTTATCCCTGAAGATTTCTTTTGCCTTAGTCATGTCCTCTGAAATAACAGAGCCTGAAAGTGACCAAGCACCACGGAAGTGGCGGTCTGATGGAACGGTAGCAGTCGAAGCATCAATCTGATTACCGTCTTTGTCTACAATATAAGTTGTTGTCATAATTCGCTCCTACGCGGCAACAGTTTCATCAGTGGCTAGTTCGTCAGTAATCTTCCAAGCATTGCGCCACTCTCTTGTAGCTGGAAGCTGTTCCTTGCGGCATATTACCATCTTTGGTTTATTGCCGCTATCATAGTCCCGCCACACAGACTGTGGGCAGTCCTTCATAATTAGGTACTCGATGGCCTGTTCTTCGGTCATAGCCTCGACAGGTTTTGTGTTGTGCAGCAAGTAACCTCTGGTATGCTTCTTGAAGTCAGGCTTTGCTTCATCTTTAGCTAGTTCCCAATACACTTGTACAGGTGGCAGGATACCGCCCTGCAATGCACACGCCATCCAGTTAGGGTCAGGCACAAGTATCTTAGCGCACTCGTCAATGCTGTCTTCATAGACTACACGGTAGTCAGACTGCACACCGTCTAGGTTTTCCTTTGCCCAGCATAGGCGGTCAAATAGGTGTGTGCCTTGGAATGATGGTGTCTGCATTATGCGAGGTCTCCGTTAAGTGAGATAGAGTTATAAGTCTCATCGGATGCAGCCCAGCTTGAGTTATTAGACCTGTAGGCAGAGGATGTTGTGTTATAACCACCATTTCCGTAGACGCCCATAACTCTGTTACCTCCACCAGCAACTTCTCCACATATGCCAACAATGCCGTAGTTTGCATCAGTTATTGCTGACGAATATGTTATTCTGGCGTAACCCACACCCAAATCAGTTAGCGAAGCAGTGTTAAAACTGTCATTTAAGGCGGCAGTGCCAGACAAGTTCCACCTTGCCCACGCCTTCGCACTACCATTAACAACGTACTGCGTATCAAGTGACCCAGCAGTCGAGTGTTCGATTTGGTCTGCTATAATTTTACCAGCCATTATGCGAGGTCTCCTACTGCTGAAACCATTGCGTCATTACCACAATCGTTTGCTATGCTACCATTATGACACCAAAATTCAAAAGCAGATGTAGTCATAGAACCACCATTATCTACACCAATATTGAAGTCATCATTATATCCGCCGCCATCTCTGTTTAGACCAGATGCACAGTAGTGGGCATTGTTCATGTTATTGATGAAACCTAATTCCGTTTTGCCAGTGCCATTGTCTGTGAGACTTGCAATATTGAGGCTGTCAGTTGCTGTGTGCGGCGTAGACGTCTGTACTGCATTAACCCACCACTTAACCAACCCCTGCTGCAACTGCATAGTCACCGCACCACCTTCACTTGTCACTGTGATGTCGCCAGCGGAGGTCTTGCCTTGCAGTTCATCAGCCTTAAACAAGTCAGGACCAGTTACAGTGGTAGCAGTGGTCTTGCCTGTGAGAGTATCTACTTTTAGTTCGCTCATTACGCAAGGTCTCCTACAGCCCAAACAGAAGCATCATCTGGGTCTTGCATTGTGCTTGATATATCGTTCTGAAACTCTGACTGAAAGGCTGTTGTTGAGTAAGTTGAGCCGTTTTGCGGATTGCACATACGCCCTCGCCCAGCAGTGCTTCCATCTCGTATAGACAGTTGAAAGCCGTATGTTGCCGCACCAAAAGCTGACGTAAATGTGTGGGTGAAATCACCAGTGCCATTGTCTGTCAGGGTGCTTTGATTGAGGCTTTCGGATGTTGCTGGCGTAGCACCATCAAAGCTAACCCAAAACTTTAACGCTTCTTGCTTAGTCAGCGTGACAGGACTTGTGCCATCACTTGCTGTGATTGTGTCTGTTCTTAACTCGCTCATGCTATCACCAGATTACCGCCGGTTGTTACCGTCAGTGTTACCCCTGTTGCTATAGTCAACGGACCTGCACACAAAGCATTATCAGTTGCTGCAATTGTGGTGTCTGTATTCAGTTCTTGCTCATGAACGCGAAAGATATCGCCCTTGCCGTTTGTTGTATCTCCGGTCGCACCATTGTCACCCTGAAAGTAACCAGCGCCAAGGTTAAGGCCGGGGGCAAACATCGCCTGCGTAATTGTGCCAGAACCCGGAACGGCGGTCTGCTGCGCCTTGCCCTGAAACACCACATAGAAGCTGTCTGTAGCCACCACAGCGCCGGTAAGCGTGATATTAGACCCAGCGATGGTGTAAGCTTCCACAGGCTCTTGGCGGACGTTATTGACAAACACCTCAATGTCCTGTGGGCTACCAACAGAATAATCAAGGCCAAATGGCCCCGTA